GAACACGCCTTCGATGACGTGCAGCGGCTTGACGACGCCGCCCTGGTACTCCGACAGCTTGGAGTTCTCGAACATGGTCAGGACGTAGCTGGCCAGTCCGTTCAGCTTGTGGTTCGACCCCCAATCCGGCGCCGCGATCCCCGCGCCGGTCCCGGTCGGGGAGGTCAGGGCGGTTTGCGGCTGGGTGCCGAGGTTCCTCTTCAGCCACATGAAGCCGACGTGATCGCCGGAGTCCGACTTGTTCAGCGTTCCGTCGAAGGTGGTGACCGTGTCGTCCGCAGCAAAGCTGACGAACGACTGGATCGGGCCTGCCGAGACCGTGCAGAACAGCGACTGGTATCGGTTCGTTGCGTCATAGGCGACGCGGTAGTTGATGACCCCGGCGCAGCCGACGCGGCCATAGGCAATCGGGATTCCGGCGTCAGTGTCAGCCCGGAAGGCTGTTGACGAGCCTTCAGCCCGGGGCGTTCCGGCGAGCGCGGAAACCGACGCATTCACGGCCGCGTTGACGGCCACGGTCGCCGTCGTTAGCGCGGCCGTTTCGATCAGTGCGGCGATAGGTCCGGTCTGGGGGCCGAAAGCAGCCGCCGCGACATAGGTGATGGCCGCTGCAACTGTGTTGACAATGTCGGGCATCTAGACCCTCCACGCCGTGACAAAGGCCAGCGGCCGGACGACTTGCGCGCGGCCCTCAAGAAACCCGATCACCCGGCCATTCCCGAGAGCAACCGTCAGCGCGCAGCCCCACCGTTCGTCTTCACAGGGCAGGGCCACAATGTCGCCGGCCACCGCGCGAGCGGGCGCTATGCGCTCCAGCCCAACCGCGTCGACAGCCTCGATCAGGTTTGCAAAGCCGAGAGAGCGCAGGAGCCGGAACCCTGACGCCTCGCTGTTCCATCGCTTGCCCTTGAGAAATGGCACCGCCACGCCCGCGTGGTGCAAGGCGTGGCAGGTGAGCCGGGCGCAGTCATTCGCGCCTTCGCGCCGGGCCTTGCCAGCAAACCGATCAAAACAGGCTTGAGCCGCCTTCGCTTTCCGAGTGCTCATGAGATCGCGTTGTTCGGGTCGTTCGCCCGCCAGTAGATCTTCTTCTCGACATCGGTGATGTGTTCGCAGCCCAGGTCACCGGGCCACACCGATTGATGAAACGAATCCGTCAGCCGCTGCTCTTCGTTCGGCTCAAGCATCCGGGCCTCTTCGGTGATGCAGTCGAACACCAGCGACTGGCCTTGGCCGACACCGATGCGCGGCTGGTCCAGTTCGCCGCGGAACAGCAGCTCAGGCTCACCGATCAGCAGCCCGGTCGACGGATTGACCGCGCCGAGGTGAACCGTGACCAGCGACCCTTGACGCTCGGGCGCAATCCACAGGGCCATTGCGGTGCTGTCACACAGGATGGTCAGTTCGCAGACCGTGGCCTGCCCGTCCGACCCGTCCTCTATGGCCCCAATCGCGCCGAGCGCGCCGTAGGTGGCGTTCTCTGCGGAATAGGTGTTCGCACCCCAGACCACGAAGCCGGAGCCTCCCGTGTCCATCCAGCGCACCGTCGCGGCCGAGAGCGTGACCGTCACCAGATGCACCAGGGTCGGCGCGGCGCCCTGAAGGGCTGTCAGCAGAGAGGCGTCCACTAGCCGCGCTCTTCAATCGTGAAGGATAAGGCCACATGGCCCGCCGTGTCCGTCGCCCATGCGTCGTCCGGGACCGTGGCAAAGCCCTCGATCATCGGCTCCGTAATCTCCACCGGATCATTGTCGGCGGGCGAGACGCGAAGCATCGTCGTCAGCACGACCGAAGCCTCGCCGGAACTGTTCGCCGCCACCTCGGTCTTGACCCGGTAGGCATAGAGCCGGCCGCCGGTCGTGACGCTGATCCACTGGTGCTTTCGCAGGACGTGATAGGGCGTGAAGCCGTCGATAATGAGGGTGGTCCCCGACTGCGACGCGCCCTTGACCAGGGTAATCCCCGGCGCACCCACATCGAGGCCCGGCTGCACGATCCGCATCCGAACGGTCGAGGTCTCGTCGTTGATGTCCGACCAGTCCTGCGCGTCCTCGTAGCGCATCACCGGCATGACATATTCGATGGCGTACCTCGACCCGGCGCGGTTCAGGCGCTGGATGTCGCCACCGAACGCGGGCCGCAGTTCAGCCCGGCCAGAGACAAGGCGCGGCGTCTGCTTGGTGGGGTACGGCCACGAAGGAAGGTCAATCGCCATTAACGGCCCCCGGTCAGACTGAAGCGGCGGCGGCGGGCGTCATCGGCGGGCACCTGCGAGCGGGCAACGCCAACGGCCTGAAGCCCAGCGCGCGCCGCGCCCGGCGAAGAGACCTTCTCGACCTGAACGTCGAAGTAGGGCGAGGGGACGACGTGGACCGCCATCGCGCCGCTGCCCTGGTCCTGTCCGGGACGGCGGATGTCCACCATCTCGCCCGGCGTCGCGCGGAACTGCATAAGCTGGCTGTCCGAGCCGCCCGATCCGCCGACCTTGAACGATCCGCCGGTCTTGAAGCCGGGGATTTTTCCGCCCGAGAAGGACTTGAGAACAGAGCCGGCTGACTTGAGCCAGCCCATCGCGCCGCCGCCGCTGGAGCCCTTCGGCCCGCGCAGCATATTGGTCAGGGTGTCGGCCAGATTGTCGAACAGGGCGTCGCGCAGGCGTTGCGCCAGGTACTGACCGAGGTTGCCGTCAGCCGCAGCCTGCAGCCCGCCACGGATGCCGTCATAGGTCGCGTCGCGCAGGCTCTCTTCATGGTCGGCGGCGAGGTCGATAGCGTCTTGGCGGGCGCGCTGTGCGGCTTCGGCGTTCTGATCGCGGATGCGTTCCGCAGCCTGCGCGAGCGGATTATTCCGCTCACGGTCGGCAACCATTGCAGCGCGGGCGCGGTTGAATGTGTCTTGGCTGATTCCGCCGTTTGCCTCGCCTCGAGCCCGCAGGGCTTCAAGCCTTGCCAGTTCGGTGTTGTATTTTTCCAGTTCGGTGCGGGTGTCAGCAAAGACTCGCGCGCTTTCGGCGGCGGCGGCTTGCGTGTCCCTCTGAGCATCAGTCAGGCCCCGCGTCGCTCGACCAGCGCGAGTTGTTGTGTCGGCTAGGTCTTCAGTCGTGTCGGCCAAACCGCCAATAGCGTCAGCGGTAGGAGCGACAGCGGTGAACAGCGCCCGGATCTGGTTGCCGGTGTTCCTGAGAGATTGTGCAGCGGCGTTGCCGCGATTATCCCACGCCGCGATTGCCCCGGAAAAGTCGAGTTTGGCGAGCCGAACCGCGATCTTGGCGTAGTCTGCGGCAGCCAAGCCAAGCGCCCAGAACCCGCCTGCAACACCCAAAAGAACGGCAATCAGACCGTTCATCACGATGCCCAGACCGCGCCCCACGGCCTTCAAGCCTTCACTATCGTTGGCCGCCTTTACCGTGGCCGCTGCAAGCCGATCCAGGGCGGGCAGCATCCCCGCCGTGATCTTGGTGATGATGCCGTCTTGGACCTTGCCGAGGCGGGTCAGGTTATCGTTGAACCGCTCCGCAGCCGCAGCCGTCTCGGTGTCGAGAACGATGCCGAGCCGCTCGGCTTCCTCGTACATCGAGGTCAGACCCGCGCGGCCTTCGTTCAGCATCGGGATCATATCGGCCCCGGACCTGCCGAAGACCTTGATTGCCAGCGCCGTCTTTGTCACGCCGTCCGGCATGGTCTCAAACCGCGCCGCCAGATCGCCCATCACGTCGATGACCGGGCGGACGCCGCCATTGGCGTTCGTGGCGCTGATGCCCAGCGCGCGAAACGCTTCAGCCGCCGGGCCGGTCGCGGATTGGCTGGCGTCGTACAGCCCGACCGACAGCTTCCTGATGGACTTTTCCAGCCCCTCGAGGCTGACCCCCGAAAGCTCGGCGGCGTACTGCATCCGGCTCAGGTCTTCGACAGCGACCCCAAGGGACTGCGAGACCTCATACATCCGGTCGGCGCGGTCGATCACGCCTTTCATGGCCACAGCCATGGCGCCGCCGGCCGTGACCATGGCGGTCCCGATAGCGAGGGCCCCAGCCTTGGCGACGCTGGCGAACTTCTGAAGCCCGGTCTGGGCCGTCTTCATGCCCGAGGTGAACTGCGCCGAGTCCAGCCCGAGGGTAATTCTTAAGGCACCAACCACAGCAGAACCGGCCATAGAGCGCCTCCGTCTGCCCCCTTATTCTGGGGGCGCTACAAACCGCTCTGGCATCCACTCCCAAGGGAGTTTCGCGCCCTTGCTACAGTTGCAAGAGGGGCAGGACAGAACGAGATTTTCGGGGCCGTTTGACCCGCCACGGGCTAACGGAATGAAGTGATCGACGTGGAACTTTGTGAGCGCCCCGTCGCAATATCGACAAATCCGTCCCTGTGTTTCCAACAGGTGCCGAACGTCGTCTTTCGTGTAGTCGCCGGAAGCTCCCACGGCCTTCGCGCGGCGACGGTCTCGACTAGCGGCGACCGCTTCAGGGTTCTTGTGCCTCCACCGTCGCGCCTTCGCCGTGTGCTTCGGCTGGTGTTTGGCATAGGTGCGGTCCCACATCGCTTTGACGCGCTCCGGGTTTGCCGCCTTCCATGCCCGTAGAGATTCCGCCTTCGCCAGCCGCTGCTCTGGCGTCATGGACGCCCAGTCCTTCTGCCCCCGCGCCAATCTTTCCTCGCGCCGCGCTGGGTAGCGGTTGCGGTCAGCAGCGCGGGCCTTCTCAATGTTCTCAGACCGCCACCGGAGACACGCCGCCCGGTTTTTCTCAGGGTCCCGCCTAGCCCGCTGCGAAGCGTTTTCGCAGGGCCTGCATTGGAAGTTCAGCCCATCCTTAGCGGATGCCTTTTTCTGGAAATCCCGAGGCGGCTTTTCTTCTCCGCACTTGGTGCAGACCTTGGATGTCGCTATGCTGTCGTCAGCCATTTCGATGCGCCTCCAGCGCTCGTTTGGTTAGGGTCGGGGAAGACGCTCGAACGTCTCTCCGGCCCGCCTATTTTATAGCGGTGTTCGCCTTTCGTGCCAACGGTTATCCTCTCTGCGCCCACGCCTTGAAGATCGCCTCCATCTCGGAAACGGTCTGGCGCTGGGCCTGTCGCTTGATGCCCATCAGGCTTTCAAGCGTCGGGAATGTCTTCAGCCGCGGCAGGGCGGCGGTGTGCCACGCCTGCCAGGCCCGTCCTTGTTGCTCGCTGGTGATGCGATCAGACGCACCTGCAAACACCAGGGCCATCACCCGAGGCGTCACCAACCAGAAACGCTCTTCCGGTTGGCCTACTGCGACCCATGCCTTCAGGAGCGACGGCCAGTCCCAGCCGCCGCTCCCTTCCGAGGGTTTGCAGGTTCGTCTTTCGCGTCAGGAAAGGCCGAGATCAGGGCCTTTCCAATGCCGTCCAATGCGAGGCCGGGGCCTCCCATCTCTTCCATCAGGTTGCCGGCCCCGATCAGGTCCACGTCTGCGTGATGGTGACGAAGCCCGCCCCAAAGCAGGGCGCGGACGACGTGCATCGGTGCCGCCTCGCCTTTCGACAGCGCGCGAAGGATCTGGTCGGTCGACAGGTTGAGGACGTACTCCACCTCGCACATGGCGTTGATGTTGAAGGCCAGGACGTACTCCCGACCCCCAACATCGATCGACGCCTCGCCCTTTTGGGCATTGGCACCCACGGCTTAGACCGCCGCGTAGACGGGCTTGCCGGTGACCTTGATGGTCAGGCTCATGGCCACCTTGTCATCAATGACCACGTCATCGAAGGTGAAGGCGGTCGGGATGCCCGAGAAGATGAAGGTCGACGAGCCCGGGAACACAATCTTGAACCGCTCGACGCCGGCCAGGACCAGCGTCTGCAGCAGCGTCGCGCTGGCCTCGACGTAGTTCATGTTGACCGTGCACTCGCCGCCGTCCTTCAGGCTGGCGATGAACTCGCGAAAGCCGTCGTCGGAGCCCATGTGGGTCGCGTCGATGGTCTCGACCGAGATCGAGGGCGGCGTGACCGAAAGGACTTCGGCGAGGGCGGTGTAGGTGTCGGCGGCGGACTCATACGAGAACGTCGCCCCAAACCCGTTGACAGCAGCGGAAGCGGCCATGTGTTTTTCTCCTTTAGGAGGCTGAAGCGTGATGGACCATCAGGTCCAGGGAGGTGCGGAACAGGGTCTCGGGCGATTCATCCATGGTGCCGTCCCGTTCGTCCGCGATCAGGATCACGTCGAACCGGATGGCCCCCTGGGTGAAGGTCTGTGCCGTAACGGCAGCTTCAACCGCGCGGGCGACAGCCTTGGCTGACCCGTAGGTCACACCCCAGCAGTCAACCTGGACGCGGCTGACGACGAGGCCCGAGGCCCCGGCGTGGTGGTAGTCCGGCTGACCGTCGATCCGGTGCAGGACAATGGCGGGGAGCGCCGAGCCTTGAGGGCGGCGGCTCCAGTTGATGCGGGTCGCGGTCAGGGCGGTGATGCCGGCCGAGGCCAGCAGCTTGGCGATTAGGGCGGCTTCCATCTGCTACCCTCTCGCCAGCCTTGCGGCTTTCTTCGCCTGCCTCGCGGCGGCTCGTTCAATCTCGGCCCAGAGATCGTCCTTGATGCCCTCCAGCAGCGCGTCCTTGCCGCCGTCCCAGGTCGGCCGCATGAACGGCTGCGGCCCGTGGTTCTGGTTGCCGAACTCTTGCTGGACGCCCTGCGGAGGGACGTTTCCGCCCGGACCCGCCGGCCCCATGTGGGCCTCCGCCTCGCTCTTGGACTTGCGGTTGATCTTGCCCTGCCGTTTGCCAAGGCGGGTCGAGACGGCGATGCTGTTCTTCAGGTCGTTGCCGCCGGTCGCCGGATCATCCGGGGCGAGGCGCTTGGCTTCCTCGGCCATGGGCTGAAGGCGGCTCACAGCCACCCGCCGCAAGACGTTTCGTCCCGTTGCCTTGCCAAGATCACCGAGCGCCGCGTCGACCTCGCGCAAGCCCTCAATCGAGACTATGACTCCCTTAGCCATCGGCCCGGGCGTTTGCCGTGATCTCAAGCCCCTCGCGGCGCCCGATCTCTTTGACCCTGACGATGTCGTAGATGACGCCGCCAAAGGTCAGGCGGTCCTTTGGATTGAGGTCGCTGACCGTGGATCCGTACCGAATGACGAACCGCGCCGAGGCATTGGCCGCGGTTTCACCCGCCCGGAACCGCTCGCCGTCCGACAGCGGCTCATAGGATGCGGCGCGGGTCGCCAGAACGCCCCAGGCTTTCACCGGCTCGTTGAACTGGTCGACCGTCTCGGTGAACCGCTCGAGCGTAATCCGGCGGTCCATTTTGCCCGCCGCAAGCGCCATGGCTTAGAGCGCCACGCCGGAGGGCTGGATGTTGACCGACAGCACCGAGGCGCTCTTGGCGATGCCCACGATGCACGGATATTCGCCGGAGCCCAGGTCAGCCACCGGGCAGATGCCGCCGGGCGTGTCGGACAGATAGTAGGCGACCCCGGCCGTTAGCGTCGCGCCGATGGTGATGTCGCCGCCCTTCTGGATGGACAGCGGCTGGCCGTTCGATGCGCCGTTCAACGCAATCCCGTTGGGGACGCGCAGGGCCGAGGCTCCGTTGGAGTCGGCCAGCTTGAACTTCATATCCGAGGTGTCGAGATAGACGAGCTGCCCAGCCGTGACGGTCGCGCCGGCCGTGCCGGACTCGCGCACGGCATCAGAGCCAGGCACCACGTTGGCGGCGGTGATGGAAAGGTCGGCCATGCGGCGCTCCTTAGATCAGGTGCTTGGTGTGATTGCAGAGAAGGGCGTCGACCGTCGCGGCCACCGGCAGAGAAATGCCGCCCGCTCCGACCGTCTCGCGGTGTTCGTACATATCGCCGACGATCAGCTTGATCGCGTGGATGGCCTCGGGCGGCTGCGTTCCGGCGGCGCCGTAACCGACGACAGCCACCACAGTGAGAAGCGAGCGGTCTTGCATGGGCGGCCACGCCTGCCCGAATTTCAGCGCGAGACCCGGCTCCAGGCCGAACAGGCGCGCATCGTAATAGTCGGTCGAAAGGGTCTGGGTGCTGCCGCCCGTGTCCACATACGAGACCGACGTGATCGACTGGACCGGGGCAATCGGCAGGCTTGCCAAATCGTCCCAGCCTTCCGCCTTCATGGAGACGGTCTGGGTGTAGAGCCGTGTTGCCGTGCGCGCCTCGACGTGCGCCCGCGCCGCCGCGACATTGGCGGCAATCAGGGTGTCGTCGTCGGAATGGTCAACGCGCAGGTGCGCCTTTGCGTCCGCCGTGGTCAGCGGTTCTGCAGCGGGCGCAACAGTGACCGCAACGGATCGCCACATTATCGCTTCTCCACCTTGCGGGTCGGCTTCACGGCGCGCTCGATCTTGGCCTCGGCCACCGGCACGGCATAGCCGGCCTCGACCAGGCGCAAGGCCTCGGCCTGCGGGAACTCCGCCTCATCGCCCGGGGAAAGGCTGGTGGCCGGACCCGAAAGCCCGACCACCATCCGAACCAGCATCAGGCGACAGCCTTCAGCACGATGAAGTTGATGACCAGCACGTTGTTGCCGGCCGTCGAGGCGTGGAGGTTGGTCAGGTGCAGCTTGAAGCTGCCCGCCGCCACCGCCGAAACGGCGACGATGAACGAGCCCGCCGAGGTGTGAGTCTTGATGCAAGCCACGACCACGTCGGTGGCCGCCACGCTGGAGTTGGTGACGGTGAACTCGGCCTCCGCGCCAGCCGCGACAGTCTGCGAGACAGTCGTGATGACGCCGGAATAGGCGTCACAGGTGACGCCCGTGGTGATGCTGGACGCTTGCGTGACCGCAGTTTGCGCGCCAACGACTTCGATGCCGTCCGCGTTCCGGTAGCCGGTCTGATTGTAGGACATCGCCTATCTCCAAAAGAGGGCGGGGCGGCCCGGGATGGACCGCCCCTAGAGGGATCAGGC